CCGCCCAATGAACGAACTGGGCCTTGAAACGTAGTGCGTGCCATGATGTATTCCTTACATGCAAGTTTGGGTGTTCTGTCTGCATGTCGTCAGCCGGGACTGTCAGAACACCGGATAAGCCCGGATTAACATGTTTATACCACTGTGTTTAAACCAATGCAACAAAAAAAGGGGCCGAAGCCCCTTTCTTTTTTTTGATGCCTATTAGGCTCCGGGTGAACCGAAGATGCCCAAAGGATCAGATACGCCGAAGCTGTAACGCTCACGGGCTTTGTAACGGACGTTGCCGGTATCAAAGTCACCGTCCATGCCAGTAGACATGGGGGTACGTACAAAGTGCTTTAAGCCGTTAGGCACATCTGTAGACAGGAACCAAGCATTGGGATCTGTCAGATAGTGGTTAACGGTGTAGCCTTCAGGGATTGAACCATTGTTCTTCAATGCGTTAATGTCATTGTCGGCTGTAGAAACACGGAGTTCGGTTTCAAGCAAACGTGTAGACACGAACATCAAAGCTGGAGGAACAATCAACTTTCTAGGTTTAGCAGCAATCAGCAAACCACGCTCATCTGTCCAAGCAGCGATCTGAATAACGGCATTCTCAAGAGAAGTCTCATTCAAGTCGGAAGGAGTAGCTGGAGTGTTACTGTTCGTGCCACCAGAAACCAAGGGGTGAGCGGTAGAGCAAAGCACCACGCCGTCGCCGTATGTTGGGCCGCCAGTGAAGGCGTTGTTCAACACAAAAGCGGCTTTAACCTGCTTGGTGTAAGCCATACCACGGGCCAAAGCCTTGGTATAACGTGAAGACAAGCTGTCATACAAGTTATCTTCCACTGCTTCCTCTGTGATGGAGAAGCCCATCGCAATGGTTTCGTGGGTGTAACGTGCAGTGAATGCTTCCTGTGCATTGTCATAAGCGATGGCAGAACCCTCGTTTTTGACTGGTGCAGCAGCAAAGCCTGACAGTTTTGTCTCTTCTTCAAAAGAACGCTCAGAAGTCTCTGTTTCGTAGATTTCTTTGTGCTCTTCGCCGTAGCGTGCATACTCAAGGCCGAACAAAGCGTTCAGGCCGGGAAGCAACTCTTTAAGTAGTTGTGCGCGTGAAATAGCCATGATTTAGCTCCTTAGATGCCAACGGCGTTAGTGAAAGCAGAAGCGCCGGGATTGAACTTCACAAGCACTTCAGTGTATGTGTCGGTCAATGGGGAGGCGAAACCAATGATCTTGAACGCAGCGGCAGTCGTTACAACTGTGCTCTCCAAGGCGCTGGTAGAGTTACCTGTACGGGTAGAACCTGTAGAAGTAGACTGTGCAGCAGCAAAGAAGGTGTTTGCGCCAAGAGCGGCTTGAGTTACTTGGCCATCCAATTGAGCTTGGAAAGTAACGTTAGGGTCAGTGATCACGTATGCAGTCACCACGCCGGTTGTGCCGGAGGGGTAGTACTGGCCGTAAATCTGCTGGCCTTGTGAGTTGATGTATGAAGCACCAACAAACACGCCCCAAGCACCAATACTAGAGCCACCAAGGTTGTTGGTAGTCAAGTCTGCGCCAGTAGCGGTAGACAAAGCGATATAACCGTCTGCATCGATGAGAACTACTTGACCATAAAACAAGTTAGTTCCAGCGCCGCTGGTTGGGTTAATCAAATACTGACTCGTAGCACCGGCATAAGGCATACCGTCGTTACGATTGATGGGGCGTAGCCCATAGGGAGCATTGGTAGTTGACATTTAAGTCTCCAAAAAATTTAATTACCGTCTTCCGAAAGTTACCTCAGAGCTTCGTTCTTTGAACAAAGGCATCTTAGGATGGCTTTCGCGCATGTAGGTGTTGTCTACTGACTGCATCTGCCCGTCAGAAATTTTCTGATAGTGGGCGTTCCGCTGGTCAACAAACTCAGAAGGGGTCTTGCAAAGCAACAGTCCACCAATCTCAATTCCATCTGGAAAGCGCCCGTTAGGGTTGCTCAACAGTTGGAGTCGGGGTTGATCTGCGGATTTGACAGGCTCCCAACCTTCGCGTAATTTTGAAGAAATGTTTGACGGATCAGGATTGTTTAAATTAGCAAGGCGAATCCACCTGAATGCCCAACCAGCTTCTGGTTCGGGATCTGGCAGCAACGAAGCGGGAGCCCATTTCGAAGGGCGCTCAAAACTTGCACGGGACTCTGTAGCTCTTTTTTCACGAATTTGTTCAGCCATTTTCATTCCTTCTCAATATTGCGACCTCACGAGCATAGCGTTCCAAAGGAAGGCCTAGCCGCTTGGCAATAGCCACTTCCGAGGCAGACAATGTGATCTTTTTAGGAGCCACACTGCGTGTCGCAGAAGCAACAACGTTTGATTTCCTACGCTGCGTCGTATCAGCGGGTTCCGCAGACTCAAACTTATCTGGGAACACTTGACGCAATCTACCGTTGATGCGTCTGTAGTATTCGTCACTCTGAGGATCCATGCCCTCATCGTTAACCAGCTTTTCATGCACCGCCAGAGCGAATCCGGTCATTTCCTTGTCAGTACCAAACCATTTATTGGTTTTTTGCCATTCAACAGCTTTAGTATCAACGCGGGGTGCTTGCTGATATTCGGGTTGTACAACAGTTTTTTCCTCTTGTAAAGGGGCAGGCTTAAAATTGTTTACACGCTCCGCTTTCATCTTGGCGGTGGTCATGTCCTCCTGAGCCTGTACTAAAGCATCTGCGTCCCCTGACTCGTATGCTGCTTTGTACCGGTCTTTGGCTTCTTTGACCTCTTGTGCAACAACCCTCTTAGCCTGCTCCAGTAGAGCGCTTTGACTGGTGTGTACGTTGTTCTTCAGTTTCTGATTTTCTTCATAAACTGCTTGAGCAATGCGAATTGCCTCTTCTTTCTCGCGGATCGCAGCCTCTTTGGCCCTGCGTTCGTCGTGATAACCCTTGGTAAATTCACGAAGTTTGTTGCGATCTTTCTGAGAATAAGCTGCTAATTCTTCATCTGTTGGCTCTTGCGGAGGAGTTTCCATGGGCGTTCTGCCCTTGTCCTCATCCGGTGTGTCATCGACGATCTCTATTTCCGGCTCTTCTTTGACCTCTTCAGGCTCAGGCTCTACGACCTTGCTGCCCAAACGGCTCTGTTTTGCCTCGATTTCATCGGGAAACTCAAATTCTGTTTTTTCCATTTCAGCCATGGTTTCTCCTTAGTAAGGACGTTGAATGCCGCGAGGATCTTGGACTACCGCTTCTACGCTGTCGTCGTTGATCAAACGCCACTCAGTACCATGAATCTTCATCCGTGTACCGCTGTTCGGGCGGGTAATGATGAAGTCTCCGACCTTGCATGACGCTCCTGACGGGAATCGTTTCTCGTCTTTAAACGCATCTGGGCCGATTTTTGCCACAAACAACACGGGAGAAAGAATCTCTTCGTGGTGCATCATGGTTGCGGATTTCAAGATTCCGCTATCACCCATCTCTTCTTCTGCTTTCGGAAGCATACAAAGGAGGTGATATGTCGAGGGATCGGGCACTTGCTTTGCCTTCTCCTCGTTGGATTTGTTGAGCACGCCCGACAAATCAACTGCACTGACATCGTATTCAGTCATCTTCATATCTTTCAAGTTTTCGAACAAGGTCAACAATTAAAGTCTGTGCGTACAGTAGACCCCGAATTTGGCCGCACATCTCTCGATAGGCTGGGTAGTCATTAGCTGCCCCGCCCCCAAGACTTTCGAGAAGGGTTTTCTCCTTCTCACGAAGATCAGATAAAAGATATTTGAAAGCCTGATCTCCATCCATGATTAACTACCTCGTTTAAACAGGTCAACTTGCACCTTTTGGTTGTTTTGCTTTTCTTGGGCTTGCATACGGGCCATGTCGAGTTGAGCCTGCGTGTCGATCCGCTTGTTCTCAAGTTCGAGTTTGGCTTTACCAAGTTCAATGTCGGCGGCAATCTTTTGCGCCTTAGTCTGCTCTGCCTGACCCTTAAGCTGGAGTTCAGCTTGTTGCATCTGGACGAGCGGATCTTGTGCTTGCTGCTGGGCCTGCTGTTGTTGCTGGTTAGCTTGGTTAAGCTGAAGCAACTGGGCGGAGCCTTGAGCAACCAGACGGGACAACTGGACTTCGATGTCTTCTGGCAGTTTGGAATCTGGAGCGGGCAGAGGAACTCCAACTTGCTCCTCGACCTTCTTGCGGTACAAGAATGCCAAGTGCTCTGCAATGTGAGCCATGGTTGCGGCTTGGATCTTCTGAGCCATTGGGTTCTGGCCGATCTGGGCTGCAATCATTGGATCCTGCATGAACGCAGTGTGCGCTGCAATATGAGCTTCCTGATCCTGATAGATGAATGCTTTGGTAGGCTTTCCGTTCAGGAAGGCCATGTTCTCGCTGATCGGATCTTTAGGCGTTTGATCATCTGCGCCGGGGATCAGTTTCTCTGCGTTCTTGACACCTAGAACCTCAATCATCTGTCGGTGCAGCAAAGGCAGGTCATAGATCTGTGGAGCACCCTGAGCCAACTGGATCACAGCCTGATACTGCATGATCCTTTGAGCCATCGTGGAACTGTTGGGATCTGATACAGGAATGACCTCAACCATGTCGTAGTCAGACTGCTTGACCTGTTTGTCATTACCCTGTGGGTCGTACTCATACTCGGCAGGAGAGTAGTCCCGAATGATTCCTTTGAGCAGTTTAAACTCTTGCTTCATTGAATAATGAACACGGGCTTGGACTGCTCCCATGGTCTTCAATGTTCTTTCAAGTAACGCTAAAGTTGTACCGACGGGAGCGTTGGCGCTCATGTCAGAGATCTTCATGTCTGAGATAGAACCCAGACGGCGGCCTTCTTCTGTGATTCTGTCAAGTAGAGTTAACAAAGTGCCGCTTGGCTCTTTGTAAGGCAGCATCATGATGTTGTCTTTGATGACACCGCTTGGGACATCCACGTCCCTGAACTCACCGGGCTGGATGGGAGTGTCGTCGCCTTTGATACGAGCACCACGGGCTTTCAAACCGCCGGGCAAGTTAGCTAACGTACCTGCGTCCACCAGTTGACGGATCAAGGATGTGCCTGCACGGGCGTATCCACCGATGATGTGGATCAGGCCCATTCCGTAGAAGCCAAAGCCGGGGATGTAGCAGTAGTCTACAAAGTGCTGGCGCTTGGTCTTCTTGGCATCGTCTTCTAGGTAGTTACGACGAATAGCAAGGATTTTGTTAGTTCCACGATCAATTGTGATGACATAAGGCAGGCCAATGCCTGTCTCTTCACCCTCAGAATCTGTATCTTCAAAGCCTTCTAAGTCCCAATATGCGTGGACTTCCAAAAGCTGATAGCGGTCGTCGTCTGTGGCTTTGTAACCTTGTTGGTCAGCTTTCTTCTTCTCAATGTCTGAGAGATGCTGGACAGGCTCACCTAGGTCTATATCCCGATAGAACCCGCTGACTTGCAAGCGACGCATTTCATTCTTGGTCTTACGCATTACATGCGTCACCCGTTCTGCGTTCTGGAGATTAGAAGCACCGTACGGGACAATCATGTCTTCAGCAGGAATAAACACTGCGACCTGACGCTCCATGGCTGGATCGTAGTAGACCTTCTTGAATGCTGCACCGGACAGACCTAAGGAGTAGAGCATCCGTTCGTGTTCTGGACGGTACTCAGGCATCTCCTCTGTAAGCTTAAAGTTCATATCAGCCTGCACACGCTCGGCTGCTTCTTCTTTCAAGCGGTCAATTGCACCGATGATCTCTGTCTTCACAGGGCCAGCGGCGGGGAAGGTTTCCATGATGGATTCGGATTGGAACCTGATCGCAGCTTCCGTCAAGACTGTAGAGTAAACACCGCAGGCTCCATTCCATGGTTCGGTACGTTCTTCGTAGTTAACTCCTAGGACTTCCAAGCCCTTAACAAAGCTTTCTGCCCAGTCTTTTCTAGAAGCTATGTCGGCTTCTACCAGTTCTACAAGCTCAGAGGCAATCTTGCCTAGCGCACCGTCGTCAAGGATTTCTGCGAGGTTGTCATCAAAATCACTGTCGTATTCTGATTCCGGTTCTAGAATAATCTCAACGCTTTCCTCTTCCACGATTAGGGGATCGTCTAATTCAACGTCCACGCCAATGTCTTGAAGCAGGTCTGAAAGACCCATAGGTGCTTGGCTAATTGCTTTGTCGATACTCATGTGAGTCCTTAATAATATTCCATGCGTCTGCGATATACAGGCTCATCTGGCTCATCTGAATCGATGGAAATGAACCCGCCTTGACGGAATCTCATCAGAGCTTGGCTTGAAGAGTCAACAAGGTCGTCATGATCGCCGTTGGGGAAGGAAGCCAGTTCATCCATCACTTCTTCAGCCCAACGAGTCTCTGGACACCAGACAACACCTGAAGCAAACAGATCGGAGATTGCGTTTACACGCGAGATCTTATCGTTTCCTTTGCCCGGTGTAAACTCAGATAGAGGGATTCCCATCTTTCGCATCTCATAGATGAGCGGAGCACCTGCGGCACGCTTCTCCACGATTAAAGTATCTGGCTCCCACTCCTTCCACAGTTCCAAAGCCATCTTCTTAAGCTCTGGAAACTCCATACGTTGTTTAAACGCATCCAGAAGGATGATGTTGGGCCTCATATCGCCTTGTTTGTTCGGGTGTTGGAAGACACCCCATGTAGTGCAGGCTGAATAGTCGGCGCGGTTGTTCTTTTCAAAGGCCGTATCCCAAGATTGGATGATGTATTCACACTGCGGGGGTGTATCTTTCTCCCATATAGACCATTGTTCCCGCTTAATGATCGCGCCTTCTTCGGATGTGGGGTTCTGTTGGTACTGAGCCTCCCATTTAGCGACTGGAAGCTCTGCTTTTAGGGCTTCTAACGCTGTTTTTGACCAAAAAGCGGGCCATAAAGGCGTTCCAGAGGGCATGATTGCCGGAAAATCGATGATTTCCCACTGATCTACGCCATCTTTTCCTGCGTTTTTGAGAATTTGACCTGTTAAGTCACGTTTCGACCAGCGAGTCATCACAATAATGATGGCTCCGCCCGGCTGTAAACGCTGGCGCGGGCCAGATGTAAACCACTCATAGACATTATCAAACACCGCAGGGTTGCCTTGCTTGGCTTCCTGCTCTGAATGAGGGTCGTCAATGATTAAGAGATCAGCGCCCTTACCTGTAACAGCGCCGCCAACACCGATAGCGAAGTAATCGCCACCCATATGAGTGTTCCAGCGACCTGCGGCCTTTGAATCACTTGATAACTTTGTATCAAATACCTTTTGATAGTTCTCTGAAGAGACAAGATTACGAACCTTTCGTCCAAAACCTGTTGCAAGTTCTGCGGTGTGTGCAGTCTGAATGATCTTTTTCTCAGGAAACTTACCCAAGAACCAGCTTGGCAGAAGATACGAGGCAAACTCAGACTTAGTGTGCCGGGGCGGCATGTTGATGATCAACCTCTTAAGGTCGCCCCTAGCGACCCTTTCAAAGGCATCGGCCATGATTGCATGATGTTTACCAGAGATGAAGATAGGCCACATCTGCTGGACAAAGAACAGGTAAGACTCCCGGCAGCGCTCCACACGATCAAACTCCAAGAGCTTCTGAACCTTGGCTCTTTCTGCGGGGGGAGCAGTGTCTGCAAACGTTAAATAGGCTTCAATCTCTTTGCGGGTCAGTAGGCTCATAACGCAGCCATTTCTTTAACAGACTTATCCACAAGCTTAATGGAATGAAACTTATAAGGCCGGACAGTCAAATGGCCATCCTCCTTAAGTCTATGGACGATCCTATGCACATTTGATTTAGAACTCAATCCAATTCCTTTGGCTATGACTTCATAGGACGGCGGTACACCGTGCAACCTTATATAGGCACGTATGAACTCTAAAACTAATTGGCGATGCTTGGTCATGTTTAAACGGCTGGAGACTACTGGACGACAAGAGCCAGCATTAAGACGCAAAGTCCCCATGCGTTTACACATGTGATGAGTTTAAACGATAATGAGAACGTTCGCAAGTCGCTTCGCAAAAATATATATAGGGTGGGGGGTTTGGAATTGGATTGGATAGGGGGGGTGTTTCTATGGCTAATGTGTGGAAGAGTGGATTAGAGCGTAATAGACGGGCGGGTGGTCAGCGGCCACAGCGGGGGGTACGGGTGCGGTGGGTGACGCACATGCACGCACATCGACATGGTGGGGCATCATCACGTCAGCTTCTGTTTAAACGCGGTGGCTTGCACGTCTTGCACCGATGACCGATCCCCCTTGAGTAGACGCAAGTGGCTTGCAAGTTCACGCTTCAACTGGTCAGCAGTCACAGGCGCTTTGTCTTGGACATCGCTAGGTGTAAACAGGCCACAGGCTTTGCCCATCAGTTCCAGTGCTTTTAGTTGTGTGCTTGGTTGAGCGTCTTTACTGAGTGCCAACAGTCCCTTGAGCACATACCTTTTAGATGCGGCCATATCGTCAACAAGGTGTTCTATGGTTTCGCCCCAAGCTTCCTTGAGCAGTGCTTGAACCCTTGGATCACGCATTAGCTTGTTGGCATTTGCGCTGATGCTTGCATCGCTTCCAGTGGAGTTTTTGAAGCCCTCTCTGTAGCTTTGCCTGAGGCTTTGCCCTCTGATAACCCCTTGAACGAATGCAAGGGCTGAGGGTGACAAGGGTAGGCTTCTCTTATGCTCTCCCGCTACTGGTAGACCATCCTTTCGCTTCCTAGGCTTAGGTGCTTGTCTTACTAGGGCATCAGCCAACCGTTCCGCTTCGCTCATGGGATCTGCGCTCTGATCCTCCCATTGCCCCTCGGCCTCGGCCAAGGCCGCCCGATACTCAGCCTTTGTCGTCTTACTCATGATCACCGCCTCCATTTTGTGACTGATCAGTTCAATAAATGCTCACTTAGTCCACGTTGTGAACTGTTCGTATTATGCAACAAGTTATCCACAAAGTTATTCATTTTGGTGCAATTAGGGTTTTCCCACGTTATCCACACCAGCCCGAAAGTTATCCACACAAAAAGTGGTCAAAACAGGGGTAGTTATCCACAAATTAGGGGTTAACCCTATGGCCTCTAGAATCGATTTTAAGGCCTCTCTGAGCGTCCGTTTTCCGAAGTGGCTACCCTACCCTCAACCCCCTCAAAAAAAACGCACCTAGACGTTTTGTTGTTTTTAAACCACGCCCAAAAACAGGCCTAAAAATGATTGTTGGCACGCATCATGCTACGCGTGTGCGCGCGCCTGATTTCTTTTTTGATGGCCTAGAAAACATGCCGATCTAATAACCCCACGTTTTAGTCAGGCATATATCAGGGGGCTTGTGTAAACAATATCAATGCCCCTAAAATGCACACATGCCAAATTCGGCATGCAACCTAAAGGTGCTTACATCATGATCATTCACACTGAGAGAGAGACTTATTTACAGAGTGCCGTTGAGGAACTCAGGCCATCATTTTCGGCCAACGGCCACACACTGCCATTGGCAATTCGCGTGTCATGCGCTCTGCCATCTAACGCTAAACGCTCAGGGGCTATTGGCGAATGTTGGGCTGACACCCGCTCCAGTGACGGCCACTATGAAATCTTTATCAGCCCCACACTGGACAACCCCGCACGTGTCTTTGACGTGCTCATTCATGAACTCTGCCACACCGCCAAGGGGTGCATGAATCATGGAGTCAACTTCCAAAAACTGGCCGAGGCCATGTTGCTGATCCCCGCCTCGAACACTTGGAAGGCGACTGTCGGTGCACCCACTTTCATGGACGC